CCTCTGTAGGAATCGTCTCTCTCATACTCAGGAATTGTTTCCTCTACTCCAAATAAGTCTCTTATTCTTATTCTGTCTGTTCGGTAAGAGAAGGTTTTATTGTCAGGATTGTACTCAACCACTGTAAAAACATCTGTTCCAGAGACAACTACCAGAAGACCTTCGATAGTGGACATAGAGTATCTAGTGTTAGTAGGGAATTCGTTTATTGTTATTGTCCCAAGGTATCCTTCTGATGATAGCTTTTCTTTGTTAAGGTCATAAAAGTCTAGTCTACGATTGATTTGTACTACTAAAAACTTTAGACCCGAATCTCCTGCTACCTCTGTCCATTCAAAAGATCTGACTGCCGCCTCTTCTACCGAATTAGGAAGAAACCCTGTTTCTCTTAGAATGGTGCCTTCTTCATAATCCATCCCAAGTCTTCTGTTCCTACTGCCGTCTCTATTTAGCTCGAAATTTTCTTCGTCTAGAGAGGCGTTCTCTGGAAAATTTAAAGGAGAGGCCTCGGTTATAAATCCTTGTACAAAAGTATTAACTTCCGCTCTTTGGGTCTGCTTTGCTGGCATTGGTTGTCCTCTCTCTTTCTTCCCTCAGTTTTAGGTAGTCGTCAATAATCTTTTTAGCAACACCCTCAGAGGTAAACATACCCTTCATTACATCGGGTATTTTTCCACCCCTACCTTTTGTTACTATGTAGACAATATTGGGGTAGAGAGGGTTTTTCTTAATATAATATCCTTCATATGTTATCATTTCTTACTTAATCTTCCATAATTTTCATACCTAACCCCTCCCTTAGCTTGCCAAGATTTCTGAGACAACCATCTTTGCTGTCTCCTAGCCTTTTGCTCTGCCTTCTCGTTAGCCATTTGCTTCAATGTTAAAAAAGCCGTACTCTTGGATTCCTCGATCAGTGCCGAGAATGCTTCCGAGGGAAGGTCTGGAATATAGTCGTCCCTATGCTCCCACTTAGGCATCATATACATCAAGCATTGTGTTTTGCTTTTCTGTAGGGCATCGTCTACATTTTTATCATAACTGTCGCAAACTAGATATACATCGTCGAAAGATGTCCAATACCTGGGCGGTTGATTATTAGTTATTACTAACTCTACCCCACTGTCGTCTTTAATTGTTCTTACATTATCAGTATTTGGCTTCCTAAAAGAAACTAACCTCAAAAATTCATCAGGATGCCGATATGTAATATCTCTATATTGGATATCGTCTTGATCTTCAGACTTACTTACATCATATCTGAAAAACACCATTTCCTTAATATTTTCAGGTAGTTTAAGATGAGTAGGTTTATCTGGGGTACCTGAATGATGTACTTGACCTAATTTCCTGTGGGAGGGCCAGTTCCTATTAGAAACCATCTCTAGATAGCAACCCTTAACAATCTGGGCCACCTGCATGGACTCTACTGTATCGTCAATACTATTTACATCATCTGAGTCCATTTCATTAAGAATAAACCTAACTATTTCTAAAAGAGATTGCTTCATTATGTCGGCCTTACTAGTTCTAGATTTATAACGGCGTCTTCTATTACCAGGTTACCACTGTCTGTAGATGCTACTGCCAATCCGACCCAATCTCCGTCATTCATCTCTATTATTTCGTCCCCGCTTACAGTTCCTTTATCGTTCTGAGATCCTTTAATCAAAGATCTTCGTGAACCGAATGTATCTCCGTTTATTACATATCTAAAGCCAAGTATGCTAGCGGAGTCTGGGAAAGAAGATAAAGTGACATACCAACTGAGCTTATACACTCCCTGTGTGCCTGCCTCTATTCCCGAGCTAGATAAACTTGTTCCGTAAGTTAGACCAGGAGACCAGGTGGAACCTGTGCCCTCTAAGACCGTATAGTCGGATATGTTCCTCAAGGAATTGTCGTTTGCCTGAGTTACTGGGAAATCAGAACTATTACTAGTTATTGTTATTTTCCCATAAACAGAGTTAGGGATAAACTTAAATCCACCGGATCCATCTGAAATTACTTTTAAATTATCTCCAGAAGCTCCAGATAAACCTTCCAAGCTGTTCGAGGGGATATATCTCCAAGTTCCGCTCCCTGATCCGTTAGCTACATATACAGACCCTTCTGAAGCCAGACCTACGCCTTTAGGTTCGTGTAACTCTCCTTCTGGAATATCTCTATGTTGGATAGCTATGTCTGCCTCCTAAAATAAATAAAGGGGACAATCGTTAGACTGCCCCCTTTGGGTTAAAATTTAATTACTATAATCAGGGAGCGTATCAGGATCTGGTTCCCAATTGGAATCGTCCCGAGTTTTGTAATAGTATTCGATAGTGACGGTAGCCACCCCCTTGGTTGGATCAACCGTACCAGCGCTTGTCATACCTACCATTGCGGATTTAGTAGTTACGGCAGAAGTGTCGGCTTCCCATTCACCATCAAGGTTGGCAGTAACATCGTACACACCTGCAGAGTTTAACTGTGTAGTGAAACTAATCCCATTAGTGTTTTCTTTCCCTCTTTCTCCGATACTTAGACCAGTTAGTCCAGAGAAACCATCATCTACTGCCAAGTATGCCCTAAGCATTTTAGCACCTTTCGGCACTACGAATGGACTAATCCATCCATCCGCCACACTCTTACCAGTGAGCTCTACACTAATATTGCGAATAGAATCTGTGGAGCGTTCTACACCTAATCCACTGCCAGTATCTCTAGGGCCGTAATGGTTGGCAACACCAATGCCCGTTTTTCCTTCATAAGCCATTATATCCCCTCCTTAAGATTCAGTGGCACTAGTTGCGATCACACCAAGAGTATCTACACGTTGTACGCCAAAACCCCAACGAGCTGAAGTTACATACTCATCTCTTCGAAGGTCTTTATTTCTTTCACCCTCGATGCGAGGCATACGTCTCCATGCACCCATAACAGGTTTGGTGTTGTCATCAGCAACGCTCATGAAGATGTTAGCAACACCGTTAGATACAGAGTCTGTACCATCACTGAAAGTTCCTTGAGGGAGTCGGTTAGAAGTGATAATAGTCCAACCGTAAATGTTCATCAAGAATTCATGATCTCGATTAAACCCGTTTTCTAATACGCGTTTACCAAACTCAGTAACATCGTGAGAAATACCCACCTTTTTGGTAAGGGTTGCTGCCACAATAGGGTCTACAATAGCAATCCGGCCACCAGCAGGAACATTAGCTTTGTCGAAAGCTAGTTTCATATCGATTAGTTGCTCTAGATCCAGAGTATTGTTAGTACCGCCTCCGATTAACCTATGAGCAAAACCGTTAATCTCGTTCTTATCTCCATCCGCTTGACCGTTAGCTGCTCTGGCTAAGAACCTAGATTCAAAAGTCTCTTGAATGGCTCGGGTGCTTTCTACAGATCGGGCAGACATAAGCTGCTCTACCTGATCTCCATCTTCTTTTAATTCATCTGAAACGAACCATGCATCGCCTACATAATTGTCAATAGTAAGGGTAACCTCACCCGACTCAATTGCAGTGTAATCGAAAGGTACGTCTTCTGCACCATCCTGGATAGTAACAGTACCTACAGTTTTAATATGAAGGGTGCTGCCACTACCGAAGTCTGTAACGTTTCGGTAAAACACTCCAGGAAGCATACCATCATGCAAATTCCGAAGAATAAATGCAGAGTATTTTTCGGCTTCAATAAACGGAGTGGAATTGGCTCTATTTTGTGCCATTATTTATTCCTTTTATTACTTAAAATATTTACTATAAATCTTTGGATCAGTTAAATCATATGTTGACAATCCTCGCTCCCTAAGCTCTTCTGCTAATTTAGCTGCATTACTAACTGCCTCTGAGATATCCTCCCTTGTGGCACCGATAGTAACTCTGTTTGTTTCTCTTCCTAGGTAGCTTTGGGGTTTGGGCTGGAAACCTTCGCTACTTACTGAACCTTCGGTTGGAGCCTGTGTTTGTGTCTGCTTATGAGCGACGGGCTCGTCTACTCCCATTAAGGTCAGAACTGCTTTAGGTGTCCTAGCCGCCAACGTATTCATTTCTTCAACTGACATCCCCAATTCTTGTGCTTTATCGTAGAACTTTTTCTCAGCTTCTTGTCCAAATTTATTAGTAAGCTGACTAACCACTTCTTGTTGATTTCTTAATCTTAATTCTTCCTGTTGTTTACTGGTTAGTGTTCTCTCTACGAGCTTTGCAATTTCTTCCTCATTCAGAGCCACTCCGTTGGTAGACGTTTGCTCTTCCCTCTGAGTAAGTTCATAGACAGTTTCTTCTAAATGCTTAAGCTTTTCTAATTCTGCACGAAGAGCTTCTACTTCTTTTTCTGCTTCTGTTTTTTCATCTTTTACTTTTGGGATGTACTCTTGTGCATGACGTAAGCCTACTAAGGCATCTTCAACTGTCTTATATTTCTGATTACCATCTTCATTCTTGATTTCCCTGAGAAGGTCTTCATAAGGGTTATCTGAAGTGGTAGTAGATACTTGGTCAGTATCTTGTTCTTTTGCAGGGGTTTCCTGCTTTACTTCATTTTCTTTAAAAATATTTGGCTGGTCTGCCATAGATATTATTCCTATATTTAATATTAAATATACTATACTATATTTATATTCTTATTATAATAATATTAAAAGAATATATTATATTATATAATCTATATATTATATTATACTTGAGAATCTTCTGATTTTGAACTTTCTGTATCAGAAATAAGAGAAATAACCTCAAATAAGGCTCTTTCATACCCAACTGCATCTGCTTGTAATAAAGGCCAGCTAGGAGACTCGTACATATCTCTTCTTCGTACACTGCTCCTAGAGTTCTCTATCTTTCCTTTTAATATTTCAATAAGTCTATTACGGATATTAACAGCCTGGGCGTAATCTTTTTTAATTTCCGATCTTAATTCAGGAGTTTCAACCCCTCTAGTCCATACAATCTTCATGGTAAAGGTGCCTCCTGTTCCATCATTAAATCTTCTTCAGCCTGTCCTGCCAACCTTTGGGTTTCTTGTTGTTCAAAGATAGCGACATTAGGTCTGAATAAATCATACCTAGATAATCCTAAAATGTCTTCTACTAATTCTGCCATTCGTTTAGAACTAGTATGGGGGGCGATCATCTGCCCTACTGGAGAGTTATATACTCCAGATAGATTCTGAAGTAATTGTGATTGAGCGGCAAAATGTCTGGCACCAATAGGCCTAATAACTCCGGAAGCAGTAATGTCTTCTTTTGTTATACTTAAGAACTCTTCTGCCCCAATATCGTTATCTATAGTGCGTACAACATCTGCTTCATCTAGATTTCTCTTAGCTACTTCTAACATTCCGTTTAGGAGAACCTCTAATAATTCTGTCTCGAAGTTTGTTATCTTCTCTTGGAATATTCTACCAGCAGCGTTCTCTAATTGCTGAACCTCGAATGCAGTCTTTTCCCCAGGAGTCCTAATTCCCATGGCCTCTCTAGGGGCTCCTGCATACATCTCCATTCTTTGTTCTAATATTTGGATTTGGTTTTCATCCTGAAGAACCCACTGCACATTCCTGGCTA